GTTGTAGCAGAATAACCACTTAGGTGAATTATCGAAGAAACTCCTGAAGGGGTGACAAGTGCTGTACCTGAAACGGACTCGTTTCCTAGTCCTGTTGAGCCAACCATTCCTGTCTCAGTAACTAGCGCACCAGCACCAGCAAGTGCAGAACCTACTGCTCCTGTTCCAGCGACACCCGTCTCTATCACTAATCCTGTTCCAACAACTGCTACTGTGCCTACTGCACCAGTTCCTACTTGACCCGCTACTAACCCGCCGCCAACAGGCACTCCTTCGGCAACTATGCCGCCCCAATTACCAATTCCAAATCCATCTTCGCCCCAACCGCCAAACGGCATAGAACCTTCGACACCTGTTACTACCGCTGTAATAGGAATTTTAGCTAGTACTGAACCGACAGCCGAAGTCATAGCAGGGACATTTGTAATGATAGTTACATGCACAGACGAAGCGGTTGCGGTGCCTATTGCCCCTGTTCCAGCAACACCCGTTTCGGTGACGGCAACATCTAGTTGACCGCCCCAATAATTATTGCCCCAAGTACTCTGACCCCAACCTATATTCGCCAAAGGATGTTACTCCTTTAAGCGATACGGATTATAGCGTTAGAAGCATCAAACGTAGGGAACTGAATAGTAAACGTACCTGAAGTGGATGTTTTATTTGATCCAAAATCAAGAACTGCTACTGCTTTATTCCCGTTAGTGTCATTGTATATCAAAGCACCTCTTGCCGTAATAGACGCAGTTGTAAAACTTCTGTCACCAAAATCAGTGATTGCTGTTGTTCCACTTGCTGTTGGCGCAACTTTAGTTAAAGCTAAACCACCTGTAACATACGTTCCACTTGAAGCTACTTCTCCAGTTGTTACAAGCACAGTAGTTGTTGCGCCAAGAGTTGCAGTTGTGTTTGATTTTCCACCACTGCCAATAGCATATAATGCTAAGTTAAAAGCGTTTCCGTTAGTAGCAAAGTTATGTGTAGCTGTCAAAAGTTGTGTCTTAAAAGATGTGCACATTTCTTGTGTGATTGCCATTTTATATTCTCCTTATAGCGTTGGCTAGGTCGGGGTGACCAGCTTCTCTTAATTTATGAGTTATAGTAGCACGTTCCTCACGTCTAGCCAACTCTATATGATAATGCACGACTTTTCGTACATTTTCTGAAAAAGCTTGCGCTTGTTGCCTAATCGGTTCTGGTGCTGTTTCGGACACCGCAACAATTTTATTTGTCGCCATATCAGAAATTTGATCGTTACTTAGTCCACCATTGTCCGACGAAACTACGTTAACAAAACCTGTTTCTACTCCTCCATTTACACTAAACATTTGTTACTTCTCCCCCATTCATGTGTTTATGATCGTGCCTCCCAAAGATTATCGGATCTTGATCCAATGGCTCTGGTGGCTCTACCTTAGACTGCCTAGTTATTAATAGGCCTCCCGACTTATGTGACTGCACTAAAGGATCATCCAATCTGTGATACCCATAGAGCTTTTCATTCTCCGGCACATTCGTATCTAAAAGCCCAGAACTATGTGCAACCTCTATCTTTATGCCTCGAGTGGTAGCAATAGCACACCAAAACTCTGTGCAAGCTCTTCCTGCTTCTGCCATACTTACATTCTTGTATGTGTAATCTAAGCCATATAAACAAAGTTCTTTTGCCCCATAGTATATCGCATACGCAATCGCATAAGGAACGGTGTTGTTAAAATAACAAATGTTAAGTTCTTTAATAACTTCTTCAAGAGGATAAGGTTCTAGATGTTTTACTCGATCATCCATCTCACAAGTAATAATAGGCTTAGTATTATTTGCTAAAAAGTCTCTCGCTACCCCTGTCTGTGATCCCGCATCCTCTGAATCCAAAAACCTAGACACTGGATCCATCATTATAGTTTTATCCACATGAATAATACCACCCACGCAGTTGATACCCCAGACTTCATCGAAATGTTCTGAACGTATCCTCGCAGCCACATAATCGGAGTAGCTCCCACCCAACCCAACAATTGCTATCTTCATGACCTACGTCTTTCCGGTAGCCCTCTTCGATAAGCATCTGAATTTTCTCTGGCTTCGGCATAGTCTTTTAGCCTAGCTACCGACTCTGAAAATCTCTCGTTATACATCTGCATTAAATCAGCCTCTCCCTTCATGAATAAATTAGCCTCCACTAAACTTCCAAACAGCATTGCGTTTGGAGCATTCTCACTTAACCAAGTTGTTCCTGAATCCGCAAGGGCGGTTAAGCTTTGCGGTCTGTAAAAATAATGTAACTCCATTTTGTATTTGTCGTCAGGCACAGGGCCAAGAATAAAATTGTCCTTATCAAAGTACGCATAGTACAAAGGCGGTCCCACTTGTAACAAAGAAGGTGTCGTATCTAGTGGAGCTGGTGTGTACGTTTGAATAAAGTTTACATCTTTTTGAAGTAAAAATGTTTTGGCAATAATTCCAGCAACAGCTTGTGTGCCATCGTACGCAGCCGATAAACTAAAAGAGGATAGATAATCAGAAGGAACAGGAAGGAATTGATTGTTTGCAAATGCTGTGCCCTCTGCGTTCTTTCTAAAGTCTGTAAGGTCTACTGACTTTAAGAGTCTTTCCTCTACCGTCTTTATAAAAAGAGGGATATTCGCAACAAAAGTCGTCTCCGTATTGTCTGCATATTGTTGAATTGCTGTTTTTAATGTTCCATATGTAAAGCTCATGTTATTACCACCGTTACAATTCCCACCTCTCCCGTACCTGGAAGATCGTTAGGAGTTAACCCATTATTACTTGCCATACCTACAGGATTCCATCCATATTGTATAACTCTTTCTGCTGCCAGATTTGACTGTGGCCTAGGATCTCTTAATGCTTGAGGGTCTGGTGTTACAGGGGGAGGCTTTAATTGAGGTTGTTTCTCTTCCCACTCGTCTGGACCAACTTTAGCACCCGTCCATTCTACTCGCATCGTGTTTAGACGATACCTCCAACCAGACCTATCTGAAATACCCCAAGCTTTTTTACCACTTGCGTAAGCCATTAGTTTGCCCTCAGATAACTACCACTCGGTCGTAAGGCGAGATCTAAAAAGTCTTGATCCATGTCAGAAGCTCTAGCAAATTCTTCTTCGTAAACAGATTTTAATATTTGCAACCTATCTGGAGCTCGTTTCATAGCCATATAGTATGCTAGTCCTGCAACAAGGCAAGGATAGAACCGTAAAGGAGCCTCCACGTTGTTGTACAGATAATCTGCGTCTTCCATTTGTTGGATATAATAATACGTCAATGTATCTGTTGAGTTCTCTGGAGTAGCCCAAACATTTATAATGGGAGAAATCTTCCTTTCAAAATAATATTGACTAGGTCTTCCTTGAGTAGTCTTCTGAGGTATAGTAGCGTAATTAGCCCTACTGATTTGATCCATCTCGTAGTCCGTACCATCTCGATTAAGAACTATCTGTAATATGTCAACAGTGTGTTTACCCAAAGGGTAAGCCGAAGTACCTTGTGTTAAAGCTTGAGTAGCAGAACGTACTGTCCAAAGATTAACGCCTCTGTTGGACCAATCAGCAAACATTAAGTTAAGAGATCTTCTAGCTGTCTGTGCGTCGTATCCTGTTCTAACTTCTAACCCGCATCGCTCATACGCTTCTTCTATTATTTCTGAGATACTAAGATCAAAGTTTTTAGTTCCTGACGTTGACATATTTCACCCTTTCTATAGAAAGATTTTTCATTATTACGGCTAACATATTGTGGTTAGTGTCTAGTTTTATACTCATGACTGCCGTGGTCTTATCAACAGTGACTAAAGTACGAGTAACCCAAGCAGACCATGAGCCAATAACGCCTACGACAATAGAAACTCCAGCCGCAATAAAAATTAATTTAACAGAGCCACTCATTAACATCTCCATCTCTTACGAGCTTGGCGAAGCCGGCTGTTAGGATCTTTAGCCGCTTTCGGAAACTGTTTCATTTGTCCAGCAGACCTAGCGCAATAGGACTTTCGTCTCTTCGCATCCTTGCTACCTTTCTTAACTTTTCCCGTAACCGCAGTCTTTAACTTTGATTTTGGGTTCTTTGCTCTATACGATGCAACACCAGCTTTTGTCATTCCCGCCCCACTCTTAGTAGGGCGAA